TGAACCTGCTGCTGCCCATCCTGATGATTTGTAAACTTTTAATTCATTAGCTGTTGTATCAAAATATAAATCACCAACATCTAAACTTGTTGAAGGAGCAGATGAAGCTACTCTGTATCTTTCAGCAAAGCTGTTTACACCTGATATATTATTAGCAACTGTTGTAACATTAGCTGAATTAGATGCTAGAGTATCTAATCCACTTATTGCTGCAAGTGTATTCATATCAGAAACTGTTTGTGTAGTTCCTAATGTATTCATGTCTGATACTGCGTCTGCTGTACCAAGTCTTCCTATCTCAGTTGATTTAGATGCTACTGTTGTAACCTCTGTCGCTTTAGGAACTAATCTGTGAAAACTATATGTGTGTTGTGTTGTTGTTGATTCTACTAAAATACCGAATCCTGCTGGTAAAGTTTCACTAGCACTTAGTCCATTTAAAGTTACAGTTGAACCACCTACAGTTCCGTTTGATATTGTTATAACACCTGAACCACTAGCTGTATGGCTACTTGCAAGTGCTTTAACACTTACGATTGTGCCGACACCATTATTAACATCAGGGTTAGTATTTGGAAAACTTGTTTCATTTGCTATTGGAACAAAACCACCAACATCATCTACAAGGTCTATAACTCTTGCATCTATTGCTGCAGTGGTTGCAATAAAACTATCTGAAGAAGACCATGACTGACCTGAGTTAATAAGTTCAGATGTATCAGCATTTATAAATCTACTGTTAGCTGCTGATGTTGTATAAAAAGTATTATCATCTGGTGTGTGTGCAGATTGTTCTGAATTAATTACAATAGCTGCATCTGCAATCTTACCAATCGTTACTGCATCATCAGCTATTTTAGCTGTGCTAACTGCATTACTTGCAAGTTTAGCTTCTGTTACATTTGCATCTGTAATTTTAGCAGTAGTTATTGCGGTGTCAGCAATTTTAGTTGTAGTTACAGCAGCAGCATTTATTTTAGCTTCAGTTACAGCACTAGCATTTATTTGTGATGCTTGCACTGCGTTGTCCGCAATCTTTGCATTAGTAATTGCATCATCTGCTATTTTAGCTGTAGTAACAGAATTGCTTTGTAAATTTTCTGCACCTAAAACATCTGTTGGTATTGAGCTATTTGTTTTTGATAAAGCACCTATGTAAACATTTGTAATAGCTTCATTAGATAATGAACCACTATCCCAAGTTACATTTACAGTTGTGTTTGAAGAAAAAGATGAACTTGATATTGTACCAAAGATTGTGCCAGGTGTTGATGCAATTAATTTTATTCTTCTTCCTGCATGATAGATTGAAGTAACATCTGAACCATTTATTGTAAAAGAAGTTCCACTTGCATAAGCTGCTGTATAACTTCCGTCTCCATCACCATACTCAATCCATTGTGCATCATTAAACCAATCTCTAGTATTCTTCATCAATGCTCTAATG